GTGCCAAACTGGCACTAAGTTTCTTTATTTAGGTATAGGAATACCAGATTAGAGAGCGTGAATGCCGAAACACCAGGCCAGCGAATATGATATTGTTCGCAGTGCTGCGGCTCGCCGCAGTCGCGACATATCGCTCACCGGACGCGACATCGGGGAGATACCCGCCGTTGTCGATCCCGCTCGACGCAGCCGAGCCGAGCGGGACTTCCGGTTCTTCTGTGAGTCATACTTTTCGCAAACATATCATCTGCCGTGGTCTCCGGATCACCTGCGGGTGATCGCGAAGATCGAGCAGGCCGTGCTACACGGTGGGCTGTTCGCGATGGCGATGCCGCGGGCGACAGGCAAGACCACGCTTGCCGAGTGCGCCTGTGTGTGGGCTGTGCTCTACGGCCATCACGAGTTCGTGTGCCTGATCGGCGCGAGCGAGGCGCATGCGGGCGAAATGCTCGACAGCATCAAGGCCGAGGTCGAGGGCAACGACTTGCTGAACGATGATTTCCCGGAGGCATGTTTCCCGGTGCGGGCGCTTGAGGGCATTGCTCATCGTTGCTCAGGTCAGTTGTACCTCGGCGAGCGAACGCACATTGGCTGGCTCGCGAATGAGATGATCCTGCCGACGATTCCGGGGAGCGTGGCATCCGGCGCGATCATCAAGGTGGCCGGAATCACCGGCCGTATCCGTGGCATGAAGTACAAGCGGGCCGATGGCAAGACGGTGCGGCCCAGCCTCGTGGTGCTCGACGATCCGCAGACGGACGAGTCGGCTCGGTCGCTGTCGCAGTGTGCGACTCGCGAGCGTGTCCTGGCGGGCGCCGTGCTGGGCCTGTCCGGCCCCGGCAAGAAAATCTCCGGCATCATGCCCTGTACCATCATCCGGCCCGGGGACATGGCGGACAACATTCTCAACAACGACAAACACCCGGACTGGAACGGCGAGCGCACGAAGCTGATTTACGAGTTCCCGACGAACGAGAAACTGTGGGAGAAGTACGCCGAGCTTCGGGCTGATAGCTTGCGCGTGCGTGGCGACCTCCGGGACGCGACGGCGTTTTACGTGGAGAACCGCGAGGCGATGGACGCGGGCGCCGTCGTCGCCTGGCCGGAGCGGTTCAACCACGACGAAGCATCCGCTATCCAGCACGCGATGAACCTGCGACTGCAGGACGAGGCGGCGTTCTTCGCGGAATATCAGAACGAGCCGTTGCCGGAAGATGTTGCCGAAGATGATGGGTTGCTGAACGGTGATCAGATCGCCAGCAAGGTCAACGGGATGAAACGTTTCGAGGTGCCGATCAGCAGCAACCACCTCACGATGTTCATCGACGTGCAGCAGAAGCTGCTGTTCTACGTCGTGGCCGCGTGGGAGGACGATTTCACCGGCTACGTGGTGGACTACGGGACGTATCCTGAGCAGAGCATATCATATTTTACGCTCAAGGACGCGCGGCACACCCTCGCGATGGCTAAGCGGGGCGTGGGGCTGGAAGGTGCGATTTACGCGGGGCTTGAGAAGTTGACATCCGACTATCTGGGCCGTGAGTGGCGGCGAGACGACGGGGCCATGCTGAGGATCGAACGTTGCGTGATCGACGCGAACTGGGGGCAAAGCACGGACGTGGTCTATCAGTTCTGCCGGCAGAGTCCGCATGCGGCGGTGCTGATGCCTGGCCACGGGCGGTATGTAGGGGCCGGATCGCGGCCGTTTGATCAGTACACGAACAGTCCCGGTGACCGTGTGGGCCTGAACTGGCGGATACCGAAGGCGGGTAGGCGGGCGGTGCGGCACGTGGTGTACGACACGAACTTCTGGAAAAGCGCAGTGCATGCGCGGCTCGCAGTGCCGATGGGCGACCGGGGCTGCCTGTCGCTTTTCGGGCGCCAGCCGGAGGCACACCGCCTACTCGCCGATCACCTCACGGCGGAGTATCGCGTGAAAACCGAGGGTCGCGGCCGCGTGGTAGACGAGTGGAAGCAGCGGCCTGAGCGTCCCGACAACCATTGGCTGGATTGCCTGGTGGGCTGTGCGGCGGCGGCGAGCATGCAGGGTGTTTGTGTGCCGGGCACGGAGGCCCCGGCCCGCAAACGGAAAATCTACACGGCTGACGAGATACGGCGGCTGAGGGCGGGGCAAGGGTGCGGGCAGAGGGGATGATATGCACGCAGATACCGACATTCGGGGCCTTGAATGTCCGAATTGTGGATGCCGCGACCTGCGGGTGATTTACACCCGCCGTGCGCTGAACGGCAAAATCCGGCGCCGGCGCGAGTGCCGCAACTGCGGCAGGCGGATCACGACATATGAGCAAAAAGGAGCCTGAAAGTCTAAATACGTAACGAAATGAGTGATTAGGCCGACTCTGCCCGTTTTGCGCTTGCAATGCGGGTTTTTTCGTGTCATCTTCTTATGTGGAATTGCAGTACTGAATTAGGGGGATTGCCAATGCCAGACGACATCGAGACGAGAATCGAGGAGGGAGCGCTCGAACCTGAGAGCGCAGCGGCCGATGGCGTGAGCGCGAAACAGCGCTCACTCCGAGACCTGATCGAGGCCGACAAATACCTCGCGATGAAATTGGCGCGACGTAGTTCGCCGACTGCAATCCTGCGCGGCCACCTGTTCCGAATCATCCCGCCGGGAGCATAGCCTATGTCGTGGTGGCCGTGGAGCCGGAAAACGCGGCAGATCATCAGCCCGTATCAGCGGCATGTGCGCGCTCGGTATGATGCCGCCCAGACTACGGCGGAGAACCGGAGGCACTGGGCAGCGGCGGACAATCTGTCGCCCGCCGACGCGACGAACGCCGCGACACGGCAGACGCTCCGCAATCGCGCCCGGTACGAGGTCGCGAACAACTCCTACGCTCGCGGCATCGTGCTAACGCTCGCGAACGACACCATCGGCACCGGGCCGAAGTTGCAGCTGCATTCGCCGGATCACGCGCGAAACGATGAGATCGAGGCCAGGTTCGCCGAGTGGGCAAGTGCTATTGCGCTCGCCGAGAAGCTGCGCACAATGGCGATGGCGTTGACCACCGACGGCGAATCGTTCGGCGTGCTGTTCTCCAATTATGCCGCCGACAGTGACATCAAGCTCGATGTGCGGTTGGTGGAAGCGGACCAGGTCGCGGCGCCCGCGATGGTTACGGGCGGCCAGTCCTTACAGCCCGAAATCGAATATGATGAGTATGGCAACCCCGTGCTGTATCGCATCATGTCCCATCACCCGAACTCCAGGCAATTCCAGATCAACCGCAATGTCGAGGAGGTTCCAGCCGACTCGGTGCTGCATTGGTATCGCGAGGATCGGCCAGGCCAACGGCGTGGTATATCGCACCTCGCCCCGGCACTGGAATTGTTCGCCCAGTTGCGCCGGTACACGCTCGCCGTGCTGACTGCGGCGGAGACGGCCGCCAATTTCGGGTTGATTTTTTCGACGAATACCCCGCCCGGGGATGCTCAGGAATCCACGGTCGAGCCGTTCACTGAAATCGAGCTGGTGCGCAACATGGGGATGTTCGCGCCGGAGGGATGGGGCGCGCAGCAGATCAAGGCCGAACAGCCGACCACGGTGTATGGGGACTTCAAGCGCGAATTGTTGAACGAAATCGCGCGGTGCCTGAACATGCCGTTCAATATCGCGGCTGGCAATTCGAGCGGCTACAACTACGCTTCGGGCCGGCTGGATCATCAGACGTATTATCGCGCATTGATGGTGCAGCAGGCGCATGTTGGCATCGCTCTGCTGGATCGGATATTTGCGAAGTGGGCGCAGGAGGCGTCGAACGTATTTCGGTTTGACAACATCGCACAGTATCCGCACGAGTGGTACTGGGATGGACACGAGCATGTCGACCCGGCCAAGGAAGCGCAAGCTCAGGAACGCCGCCTCGCGAATCATACGACGACCCTCACGTACGAGTACGCGAAGCGGGGCATTGACGTGCGGGTAGCGCTTGAGACGCGAGCGCAGGAATTGCAATTGATGAAAGAACTCGGCATTCCGCTCAGCAAAGGTGAGGCAGGTTCTGAATCGGCTGCCGATCCTGAAGAGGATGAGGAGTAACCATGCCGCTCCCCGAACGCAGAGAAGGTGAAGAGCACAAGGCGTTCATTCAGCGCTGCATGGCTGATGATGTGATGGTTCGCGAGTTCCCGGACGCCGGACAGCGGCAGGCGGTCTGCGAATCGCAAGCGAAAGGACAAGCTCAAATGGCAAAATCGAATGAACAGAAAAGGGTCGACCTGCTGTGCGATGCGGAATTGCAGATCACAGCCGCGGCCGGGCAGGGCGAAAGCGCGGCGCTTCCGACATTCCACATGCTCGCGTATACAGGCGGGCCAATGTCGGTCGGCTCGTTCCCTGTGCCGGTAGTGATCGACCTGGCCGGGTTGGTTGTGCGGGGCCAGAAAATCCCGATCCGCGAGGGGCACCATCACCGGATCGGCCATTCGACCAGTGTGACCGTAGACGCCCAGGGCGGGCAGATCGCAGCTGACGGGGTGGTGTCGTGCACCAGCCGGTATGCCCGCGAGGTTGTAGCCGACGCGCAGCAGGGGTTCCCGTGGCAGGCCAGCATCGGCGCGCGAGTTGTGCGCAGCCAATTTCTTCCAGAGAAAAAGATGGCAAAGGTGAACGGCCGCGACGTGAGCGGCCCCTGCCAGATCGTGCGTGAGGCCATTTTGGCCGAGATCAGTTTCGTGGAAATCGGCGCGGATATGAACACGCATACCAGCGTTGCCGCGCAGGAAAAGGAGAATCAGAATATGTCCGAACAGGCATCGGGAAACGATCAGCCGCAGGAAGTCGTTGCGGAGGCGAAGCCGGCCGCCGTAACGCCTGCCGTGCCGGATGTGGAATCCGAAATCGCTGCGAGGCTGGAACGAGCGGCCGCGATTCAGGCCGCATGTGGCGACCATCTGGACATCGCAGCCAAGGCGCTGCGCGAGAAATGGTCGGTGGAAAAGGCCCAACTGGAAGTCATGCGGGCCGAACGTCCGTTGCCGCCCGATTCTGGCAATGATGAGCGGCAGCGGGAATCCACCTCGAACGCCGTGCTGGCCGCGGCCTTGTGCATGCACGAGCGGATCGCCGACGACAAAACCCTGCTGGCCGAATACGGCGAGCAGGTGGTGAACGACGCCGGAGCGATCAGCAAGTGCGGGCTGCGTGGTGTGGTCGACCTGGCCGCTCGCGCGAAAGGTCGCGAGATTTCGACGTTGCGCGGTAGCGACTGGATTCGCGCGGCATTTTCGACGGTGGACATGCCGGGCATTCTCGGCCCTGTCGCAAACAAGGCGCTTGCGGCTGCGTTCAGCGGAATCAATGCGGTGGTGCCGCGCATCGCGCGCACGGCCTCGCACGTCAACTTTCACTCGCACACGGTGTATTCGATGGCGCTCAATGGCGACCTCGAAGAGATCGCGCCGGACGGCGAGTTGAAGCACATGAACATGAGCGAGGAGAGCTACACGCGACAACTCAAGACTCGCGGTGCTGTGCTCACCATCACGCGGCAGGATTTGATCAACGACGAGCTTGGCGCGTTCAGCCAGGCCGCCCAGGCGATTGGCCGGAAGGCCGCGATCGCGCGCGAGCGGGCGATGTTCGCGCTGTTCAACGCGACCGGCGCCGGTGCCTCGCACTTCACGACCGCGCGCGGCAACTACTTCGAGGGTGCCGCGACGAACCTGCAAAGTTCTTCGCTGGCGACTGCCGTGCAGATGTTCGCGGACCAGACCGGCCCGGATGGCGATCCGATCCTCGTCGAGCCGAAGATTCTGCTCGTGCCATCCGCGCTCAAGGTGACCGCGAAAGAGCTGATGAGCTCGCAGTACCTGCTGGCGACCGGGCTGGCCAGCACGAGTGCGGCGCGACGCGACCCCGCGCAGAACGTGTGGCAGGGTGCGTTCGAGCCGATGTCGACCACGCTGCTTGGCGCGACCTACGACGACGGCAGCAATACCGCGTGGTATCTGCTGGCCGATCCCGCCGACCTGCCCGCCTGCGAGATCGCGTACCTCAATGGCCAGGCCGAACCGATCGTGGAGTATTTCGGCCTCGATCAGAACGTGGACACGCTGGGCGTCTCGTGGCGGTGTTATTACGATTTCGGTTGCGCGCTGGCCGAGTACCGCGCGGGCTTGAAGTCGAAGGGCGCCGCGTAAGGCACAACCAACACAAAGGAGAATGAATCATGTCTGATGTGACTTTTGTTTCCGTTGGCGACTACATCGACTACACGCCTGGCAGCGCGGTCGACGCCGGTGATGTGGTGGTGCAGGTCGATCTGGTAGGCATTGCGACTCACCCGATTTCTGCGAATGCGCTCGGTGCGCTGGCGGTCAGCGGCGTGTTTCGCATGCCGAAGGATACCGGCAGCGGCACGGCCCTGCCCGTCGGCACGATCGTATACTGGGATGCGACGAACGAAGAGGTGACGGCGACGGCATCGACGCACAAGCAGCTGGGCAAAGTGGCCAAGGCTGCTGGCGTGTCCGACACCACTGTCGATGTCCGAGTGAGTCAGTAGCCCTGGGGTCGCGTCGCGCGGGGTCGCCTATAGCAGCGCCCCGCGCGACGCGACCGCCTCATTTTCGAGGAGCAGGAATGGCCACGGGCAAGATAGATCGCGAGCAGTGGGAGCGCCAGGCTCAGCCTGGCGAGCTTGGATTCCACTTGCAGCAGGCTCACATAATCGATTTGGAGACGGATGCGGGTCGCGAGTGGACACATTGGGGATTTGCCAGAGATGATTTCGCCGGCCGCGTAGTGATGGATGCAGGCTGCGGGCCGGGCCTCATGGCCGCATGGTTTACGGGCGTATCGAAGCTGATTGCGCTTGATCCGCTGCTGAGCGAGTACCGGCAGGTGGCCGGGCACAATCTCGATCTTGCGGATATTGCGCTATCACGGCCGATGGAATCGCTCGATTGCGAATTGGCAAAATCGGTTGACGTGGTGTTTTCGCGGAATGCTCTGGATCACGTGTA